TTACTATTTGGTTAATGGTATTAAAATCCCAAACAATTGGAGAAAATTCACAGGCACATTCTTTTCTAAAAAAGAATTGAAGAAGTTTGATATGAACTTGGTTGATACTGCGATGGATAAACTAAAGATCAAAGGTTCCAAAGCTAAACAGATTTTTAATGAAATGGAATGGATTGATTTCGATAGATTGTATATGGTTTATAACATTTTAGGTATAGACAGGTTTAATAAAATTGAAAACAAAGTATTTGACCCATACTACGGTGATGAAACAATGCCAATGGAAATGAATCGAATGGGTGGGTCTTTTGAATGTTTTTATTCAGATAAAGAACAATTTAATCAATATTTCTTGGGTAGAATATTAGTCCCTTTGACTCCAAAAGAAAAAGATAGAATTTTAGATTTGATACCATATTTTGACCATTATAAATGGAGAACTTTAATTGACCATTTAGATATGAAAAAAGATTTAATGAATCTTGGTGAAGATGTTAAATTTAAATTCACAAACATTAGTAGTTTTAATTTAGAACACGAGGAGTTTAGTCGTCTTTTACAATCGTATAGAAAAGGTGAGGTTGAAAGATTTTACGGTGATGTTGATAGTTTAGAAACACCAATCGCACATGAAGGTGAAACATATTATCCTGTTCTTCTTCGTAAAACTGAGGACTATGAAAAAGAATCCCAACACCAACGAAATTGTGTTCGTGGGTATTCAGAAAGACCGGACTGCTTGATCTTCTCAATTCGTAAAGGATCGACAGATGGTGATGAAAGAATTACGGTTGAATATCAATTTAGACAGAAAGAAGTTCTTAATGTACAAGAACGAGCAAGGTTTAATGGTATGTCACCATTTGAATTCTCTGAGGTGGCAAGAGTTCAGTTGGCTAATATCAATTTGATGTATAAGTTGGGAACCTTAAAATTACCGAAGATGGTTAAGAAATATCGTAATGGTAAGGTGATAGAACAACAGTCGGTGTTTAATAGTGTTGATGCCACTGTAGGTGGTGAAAAAGGTAGAATGATTAGAATGACACCAAGTTGGGACAACGAAACACCTGAATTAAGTACATACGGTGAATTAATACCGGTGAACCCTGTTAATTTTGATTTTTTTGATGATTTACCATAATTATATAATATATGAGCAAGGATAAAATAATACCCGAACATGTTTTTGATTTATACGAACAAGAGTTCGAGTTGAAAAAAATACCTAATATTGTTAGACCAAAAAACATCACATATAAAGGTCTCGAAACTTTAATTGAAAAAAATAACTTAATTTGGTCAAGTTCTATTTTTGATAAAGGTTATAATTATTTAGAAGGAGTTATTAAGTGGGGATCCAACACTGTTTTTATATATTTTATAAGACTTGAACACGACTCAACCTACATAATATACATTCTGACTGACTCATTAAAAAATATTGACATGTTATTAATTGGGTTGAATAACCATCATACGATAGATAAATTATGAAAATAACGGTACTTTACACCATGAAAGGATGTCCTTTTTGTGGTATGATCAAAGAGGAATTAAAAAACAATAATATAATGTTTGTTGAACGAGACATTCACGATAATGAGGAGGAATATGATAAATTTGTTGAAATGACGCAAAATGAATTTATACCGGCATTTATGTTATTAACCATAAATGAAAAAGAAGAGGCAACAGATATTACTCTACTTGCCCCTGAAAGAGATTTCCAAGATATTCACGAAGGAGTGAGTATGGTTAAACAATACCTAAAATAAGATCAACTCGTTAAGAAGGTCTAATTTTTCCCAAGGAAATCCAATATTACCATTCTCAATATTTTCTGAGTAATCTAATTTTTTCAAATCAAATTTGTTTTTAAGTTCTGTTAATTCAAATGGAAAAACATCTAATATTAATGATTCTAACCATTCTGTGTTAACTATGTGTTTACCACCAACGACTCTTAATGAACAGTTTTCATTATTCACTGAGTTAATATTTTCGGCAAATAATTTAATTTGAATTGAACTTGAGATAGATTTTTTAAATAAATGATTTTTAATATACTCCAAAAGTATAAGATAATATTTTTTTGAATTATTTGACATACCAAAAAAATCATCAGAAATATATATTTCTTTCGAAAAGTCCGACCTTGTGATTTTTTTATCTCCAAACTCCTTTTGAATAATTTGTATTAAGTCGTCTTCTTTATCTGATGAATGATCGATTAAAACATTATCATCAACCATTTTAATATTCATACGAGTATCTTTTTTTACAAATCCATTCAAAAACTCCTCAATACGGATTTTTGAGGATTCAACATACTTATCACTCGATAGAGATAAATTTAATACTTCATCACTCAAATCGACATTATACAAAATAAGATCAATTACTTTTATTGTTTTTGACATTTCAATATCATGTTGATTCACATAATTTTGAAAAATTGACGCGCAATTTATAATTTGATCTGAGGTAGTAAAACCTCTTACAATAAAAAAATTCCTAACATTAATTACTTTTAATTCAGTATTACTGTTAGGAATTAGTTCATTGATTTTGTCAACAAGTAAACTTGCGAAAATATTACATAAATTTTTACCATCTAAAAAGTTATAAACTTCTATATCAACCATATTTTTTTTCTAATAGTTTATTTAAATAATACTATTCAAAAAAAAAGACAGGTTAAATAGTTAGTTTTTCTTTTTGTAATATTTTTCCACAATCTTAGTAACTGCACTTTTAACAGATTCGTTTGTTTTTTGTGATTGTGTTGTTTGTGTTTGTTGTGATGATTGGTTTTTTTTACATCCGCATCCCATGATATAATTAATTTAATTATTTATTGGAAGACTCAGTTTGTGGTTGTTGAGTTTCCGCTGTTGGTTGTTCTGGTTGTTGGTTTTTTTTACATCCGCATCCCATGACTTTTTAGTTTTAAAGGTTTATTACATCTATAAATATTTTGTAATATATAATTTATATAGGTATAAAGATAAATCAATTCTATTTTTAGATATTTATAACATATGTCAATTGAAAAAATTATAAAAAAGTTATTAAAAGAAGAATCAGAACAAGTTGCTCGTATTAGTGCGGACGATTTTAAAGACATACTCAATTATGTGAATAATGATGTTGCATCAATTCTTAGACTACCACAATATAAAAACAAAGATATTATTATTGCTGGAGATTTGGATCTGTCAGGTAATAAACAAATACAAAATCTAAACCTAATTTCAAAAATAGAAGGAAGGTTGAATATATCTAATTCTAGCGTCGATGTTTTTGATGATGAAAAGGCGCAAGGAGTATATGATTACAACAGTAAAAGATACCATAATAAAAGAACCAAAGAATTATTTGCTAAATATGAGAAATTAGCGGTTTTGAGATCAAACGACGAGTGGAGTGTCCAAAATGGAAAAGAAATATCGTATGAAACCGAAGCATTATATGAATATTTAGATGTTAATGAAATGTTGGTATCAACTGACGAAGATGGTGAAGACGAGGACAAGTACAATATATACCCGATGGGTTACAAACACTACGGAGGTAATATGTATCAGTGGTTAGGTAATGAAGGTTTTGAACAAGAATATGTGGTCTATAATGAAGATAAAATACATGAATCTTGTGTTGAAGCTATTGAATCAAGAATTGACGAACTAGGGTATGAAGCATTTAATCAATGGGTTTGGGAATCTAACTTAGACCATGATGAGGTTTTACAGTTCTTAAGAGAATATATTAGTGATGTCGTTTATGATGACCCTGAAAATTGGGGGGTTTCTAAAGTTTTAACCAATCAACAATATAAGTATATTGAAATTTATGAGTCTAAAATTCAAAAATTAAATCAAAAACTTAAAACAGACACTAGTCTTACTGATGAACAAAAACAACAATTAGGTAGTGAAATTGTTGATGCTCAAGACCTAATTGATGATATCAGAGAAAATCCAGAAGGTGATTACGACGAAGACCAAATAGAAGGAGAGATTGAAAATTGGACTAGAGATAATGAAGATAATTTTATTCAGTTGTATACCGATACGGGAATGAACCCCAAAGATATTATTAACTATGTGGACACTAAAGGTATAGTGGATACAGTAATGGCTGAAGATGGTTACGGTACCATTCTTGGTAGTTATGACGGTGACTACGAAGAAATAGATGTAGAAAACGAAACCTACATCGTATTTAGATATAACTAGTTTATTTACAATTCCAATACAGTTGAATACATTTATTATTAATGGAAACAAATTGGGTATTTCAAGAACCTATCGATTTAGAGCACAAACAATATGTGTTACTTGGATTTTTACATAAGATTCAAAAAGACTTTGACAAGTTAAAATTATACCCAAATTTTCAATACCTATCTTTACATTTAGCCAACATAAATTTGTTGATTGAAAAAGGACAATATTTAAGTTTGAATAGATCCCTTAAAGATCCTGACGATGAAATTCTTATTTCAGATTTGATTGCCAATAATCTACCTAATATTAACGGAAGTGAACTTTTGGAGGTATTTAACATTTGTAGATTCTCTAATGAAAAATTACAGGATTTTTTCAATCAAGCGAAAGCGATATGGGAAATTGCTAACGATACAATATCAATTAACCCAATCAAAAACATCAAAAGTGTTGAACATAAACAAGGTATTTTTTTTGTGACATACGGTGAAAAAAAATATGCATATGAGTTTATCGTAAAACCTATTAAAAGGGGATCAAATGACACAAAGTGTATGGTAAAAAAAATTAATTGGAAAGATTCTGAGTCCTTAGAAGATTCTTTAACAAAAAGTAAAAACACACTTATTAAAAATATTAACAACCCTGATGTCTTCAGTAAGTTAATTATTTTTGACTCTCACCATAATAATAATTTTCCATTAAAAGAAACAGTTCTACCTATTGTTAAAAGAAAAATTATGAACTACATGATCCAATCAAAACTTATTATGGATAAAAGTTTGACAAAGAAATAATAATATTTTATATTTTAATTTATGGAAGGTACTTTATATGAAACAATTCTTGAACTATCAAAAAAACACCCAAATGATTTCGAGTTTGGAAATAAAGTTAGAGAGTTAATAGTGAATTTGCAAAAACAACAAAAAGAGTCCGGAACTATCACCTATGAAGTTTTACAAAAACTTCCAGATCCTGAACAAGAAAAGTGGAAACCAACTGAAGGTGAACTTAAAAAGTTAGAAAAATATTTGAATAACCTCGAATCTAATTAAAATGAGTTTTAACAAAAGAATTCTAAAAAAAGAAAACATACTTAATCACACCCATGATCTTATGAGATATTTAGACGCCGATGCAATTATTTGCACCGACGATTTTTCGCGCAAAGTTTATAGGATGTTTGTTGAGAAATCCACTAAAGAAGAAATAATAACCGTAATAAATAAAATGAAATGAAAATTAAGTTAGAGTATGTTTGGCTTGATGGATACAAACCAGAACCAAACCTTAGAAGCAAAGTAAAAATTGTTGAATATGAGTCAGTTAAAAATGCGTTCTTAGACAGCAACTTCCCAATGTGGAATTTTGATGGGTCGTCCACAAATCAAGCGGTAACTGGGAACTCTGATCGTCTATTGAAACCTATTAGACACTACACACCTTCCACCTTTCCATTAGAAAATAACACTGTTTATATTCTATGCGAGGTATTGAATCCTGATGGAACACCACACGAATCAAATAAAAGATCTCAGATTGGGGATAACTTTGAAGATCTTTGGTTTGGATTTGAACAGGAATACTTTATTCGTGAAGAGATTAACGGAAACATTTTAGGACACAAAAGAAACATACTTAAAGGTCAAGGTGAATACTATTGTGGTGTGGGTCATAATGTTGTTGGTCGTGAGTTTGTTGAAGAACATACAGACATGTGTTTAAGACACGGAATCGATATTACTGGAACAAATGCAGAGGTTGCTTTAGGTCAGTGGGAATATCAAGTATTCTCAAAAGGAAAATTAAAAGGTGGTGATGACCTTTGGATTACCCGTTACTTCCTACTCAAGACCGCAGAAAAATACGGATATCATATTGAACTTCACCCTAAACCATTAACACATGGTGAGTGGAATGGATCAGGACTACACACTAACTTTTCAACTGACATGATGAGAATTGATGGTGGTGAAGAATATTTCATAGCATTGTTTAATGCATTTGAATCAAGACACCAAGATCATATCAAAGCATATGGTTCTAACAACAACCTTCGTTTGACTGGTGAGTATGAAACACAAGCAATTGACAAATTCAGTTGGGGTGTCTCAGATCGCGGAGCGTCAATTCGTGTTCCTCAAGACACCGCAAAAGAATGGAAAGGTTATGTTGAAGATCGTAGACCAGGATCAAATGCGGATCCATACAAAATCATTCGTGAGATTGTTAAATCATTAGATACTACTAAACAAATTTATGAAATGAAAGATATGATGACTAGATTTGTTGATATGGATGGTTTAAGTGGTAAGTACAATACCATATCAAATGAAGAATTACTAAAAGAATATAGAGAAGAAGAATAATAATAATGGAACAAGTAAATCACCCCCAACATTACGGAGGACAAGATAACCCATACGAAGCCATCAAAGTGATTGATGCTTGGGAATTGGGTTTTAGTTTAGGAAACACAGTAAAATATATAAGTCGTGCAGGAAAAAAAGGAAAAGACAAAGAACTTGAGGACCTCAGAAAAGCCCTCTGGTACCTCCAACACCACATCGAAACCCTTGAAGAAAACAGGTCTCGATAAAGAGATCAGCGTCTTAGATGCGATCACCACACCGAATGAATTAATCCGTGAAACCCTTATAAACTTTATGTGGGGATTCCTTGGGAACTCAATTGTTGTTTTTGCGTCAAAAGAACTGGACTTTTTAGTTTTGATAAACTATATTGTTTATTACATATTAATTTCTTATATTGTAAATAGGAAGAAATATGAAACTATGTTAGGTAAGTTTATAGTTCTTCCAGGTTCCGCAGCAATCGGAGCATTTACAGGATATAAGTTGGCTCAAATAATCGCACAAACACTATGATTATGAAAGAAGAATTTAACCCCGAAGATTATCAAGGTAGGTCAAAAGATCATGTTGAAAGAAATTATAGAATATTCGCATTTGTATTTGTTATTTTATGGTTGGCGGCGACCTATATTTTTATATACGCATTAATAAAAAGTTTAACATAAATTTATGGAATTAACTAAAACACAAACAAATAAAATTGATGAGATTCTATCTTTAGTTGAAGATGATCTATCGTTCGAAGAAAAACATGAAGAAGTAATGGATATCTGTTTAGATAATGGGGTCTTTAATTTAGAAGATGACGAAGACGGAGATCTATATGAAGAATATTCAAATTTAGTTTGGGATTATTTAGAAGACAAGGAGAAATAATGATAGAAACAGGAAAAATAATTAACGGAGATTGCGTTGAGGTAATGAAAGAATTACCTGAGGGTACTATAGACCTTATAGTGACTAGCCCACCTTATGGTGTTGGTATTGCTTATGATGTTCACGAAGATGATGTTGAATTTGATAAATATGTTAAGTTTGCAAAAAATTGGTTAAGTGAGGCGTATAGATTATTGAAAGATGATGGAAGAATTGCTTTGAATATTCCATATGAGATTAATCGTCAAAAGAAAGGAGGAAGAATATTCTTTGTGTCTGAGATGTGGCAAATCATGAAAGAGATTGGTTATGGGTTCTTTGGGATCGTTGACCTTGAGGAGCAATCACCACATAGAAGTAAGACTACCGCTTGGGGATCTTGGATGAGTCCATCGTCACCATACATCTATAACCCAAAAGAGTGTGTTATTTTGGCATATAAAAAACATCACATAAAAAAAGTTAAAGGAGAACCACAATGGGTGGGAGTACCAACTGACATTGAACAAGAAGATGGTACATTAAAGAAAAAAGTGGTTTATGAAGAAACAGATAAGAAAGAATTTATGGAACTTGTTTTTGGTCAGTGGAATTATTTTGCAGATACAAAATCACTCACTAAGGCAACATTCTCGATGGACATCCCGACCAAGGCAATTAAGATTTTGTCCTACAAAAACGATGTAGTTTTGGACCCGTTTGCTGGAAGCGGAACTAGTTTGGTAGCTGCGGAAACATTAGACAGAAGATGGTTAGGTATTGAGTTAAGTGAGAACTACGCTAAAATAGCACAAACGAGGATTGATTATTTCAAAACACTCGACACCATAAATGAAATCCCACAATAGTGGGATTTTTTATTTTACAAGGTATTTATTAATATGAAAATTAACATAACCGAGAAACAATATAGAACACTGATCAACGAATCAGGAATCAGAGACATTAAAAACCTTGCAAAAAGATATGACAAGGCAAAAATATACTTTCACCAAGATTTAGATGGTGTCACAACTGCTATTGCAATGAAAGAGTATTTGGAACAAAATGGAATTAAGGTTGTTGACTGTGAAGTTATTCAATACGGGACCAAAGAATTTGCGATCAAAAAACCTGAAGGTGAAGGTAATATTATGCCGGTGTTAGTTGATTTTGCTCATGGTAAACCAATGTTTGTTATTCACACAGACCACCACGATAGTCAGGCTGGTGTTGAGGGAGACACCGCAACTAGCTTTAGACCATCAAGATCAAATGTTGAAACCATTTCTCAGATCATTTCACCAAAAGACATTTTCCCATCTGATGACATTATGTTAATATCAACAGTTGACTCTGCGAACTTTGCGGTAAATAAGATTACTCCTGAAATGGTTATGAACTTCTTATATAAGTTTGATAAAGATAGTTCCTTACAGAAAAATAAAATGATGATGGGTCTTGTTGTAAACAAATTATTATTGGCTTACAAAAACAACGCAAACTTCTTGGAGGATTTAGTGATGAAATCAAAACCATCTTTACTTAGTATTTTGAACAACATCAAAAAACTCGCTAAAGATCAAGGTTTTGCTAGTACTGAAACTATGGTGCAAAACCAAGAAAAATTCTTACAAGCTAGAGAAAAAGAAGGTGTGATACAAAAAACTGGAAATGTTATATCACAGTTTGGTCTTGGTAGTATGAAAAAAGGATCTTATGATCGTTATGTACCTTTTAAACTTAATCCCGAGGCCGACTTTTTGGTTACTGGGTTGGGTGGACAAGTGGGGATGGTACAAGCCTCATGTAACCCCTTCAAAGAAGAAAGGGCACTCAAAGGGATTAACTTAGGTGAAATAAAAGACGAAATATTAGATTTATTTAGACCTGAATTAGAAAAACAAGTATTAAGCTTCAGAATAATCAAAAAGATCGCAGAAAGAGAAGCAACACCAGAGTCAGTAGGATTTACATCGAAAGATATGATGGCACTTTATGGAAAAATGCCTTCATTTGACCCTGAAAAACAAACCATTAATGGGTATGACTTTTTGAGAGCAAATTCAGGAGGTCACAAATGTATTACAAATATATCCGGTATTAACTTCCTTTATAGTGGTTATGATAAACCTTACACTAAAGATTTACCAGCTGAAGCATTACCAATCGCATTTTATGAAGGTAGTAATAACTTTGTTAAAGATATAAGACAAAAACTTTTAAGATTTAGAAAATTGTCTGAAAAACAAATTGAAGCAGCACTCAATCAAATGAAAAAAGAGGGTATTGATGTTTCAGTCACACCTAACAAAGAAAATCAAAGAACATATTCTGATTTGGTTAGAGAAATGAAAGATGCGTTTGTTGACATTCTGAATAAAAAAATTCAAAACTCTACAAGTATTACTGAAAACAAATTTAGCTCAAATAAAAAATACAATGTTGACGAAAGTGAAATTCAGGGTAAGGGTGTGTTTGCTTCAAAAGATTTGAAAAAAGGAGAAGTTATTGGATTATTGCATGACATTATAGAAATGGGTAACAAATATAAATTTACCGAATTAGGTAAATTTCATAATCACAGTGATAACCCTAACTGTCATAATGAATTGGTTGATGGTAATAAAAGATTTTTAGTGGCGACAAGAGATATTTCTGAAGGAGAAGAATTAACTACCGATTACAGGTTACAACCAGATTTAGAACAACCTATTGAAAATTGGTCAATTAATAAATCAACAAAATACAGACCAGAAGTTGACGGATACAGATCTTATTCACCATTCAAAGATCTTGATTACATCATTGTAGAGGGTAGTGGTATTGATTGTGATAATATAGTGTTTGATTTAATGTTAATTGGTGACAATGGTAAAGTTAAATACTGTAAGAAAGATAGTGGATCACATTTCTTGGAAGGGGCAAACAAAGTTGTTGAAATTCCTTTGAGAGATAATGAAGACGCAGAGTACCTTATTTCATCTAAAGACATATTTTCTGAATGGTTAGAAGAAAAAATTGAAAAAATAGACACTGATAATACTCTGGTTGATACTTTTTTTAATTAATTTTTATTCTCTAACGGATTTTACTTTTTTGGTGAATATTTATCTTTACCGAAAAAATCAAACTTTTTATTTTTTTTATTTGACAAATCTAAATAATATGTATAGATTTGTAAAACAATTAGGTAACGATCTAATTGATAATTGACATAGTGTAAACCCTTAAAACTTTTTTATGGAAGAAGAAAATGTAATCTTCTACTACTTCAACGAAAAAGGTCAAAAGTTGTATACTTCAAACGAATTGTTTGCGAAGTTGAGAGCGTATGATCTTGGAACAAATGAAGTTTATGTAGAAAAAAATTAAAAAAAGTTTGACAACTTCAAATTAAATACTTAAATTTGTACAGGTTTGAAACTTATAGGTGATGAAAGATACTCGGTATTCAAATCACACAAGTTCTTTGAAATATTAATAGATCTTAAAGGTCATAGAATTAAAAAAAAGATTAACCCCCTTTTTCTTTAAAGGAAAATGACTCAAGATCATTGGGCTGTGTATAGTCCATAAAATAAACTACGAAAGTAGGATAAAGTGAATCAGAAGTGTAACTGATTTGCGGTTTAAAAACCCGAAAGGGTGATTGAACTCGAGTACACAAGCGGGATACCGTTTGAGCTTTAGTATTGAGGGCAACGCTGTAAAGAAAAAGTTTGAACGAATGGGCGGTGTGGGTCGTCCGTTTGAGGTGGGAACACCAATAGGAATAACCCGTAGGGATATTGCAAAAATTAAGGTCATCCAACTTTAATATTGCGTGTTCCAATATGATAGGTTACTTAAAACCAAGTGGAAGTACCACAAGGTAAGAAGGAGA